ATTTACGCGAGAAAATGGACCCTTGGGTACAGCCTATATACCAGAACATGTACGCGTTATATGACAAGATAAAAGTGGAACAACTCATACAAGCGGGTCAGATCGAGATAGTACCTCTTTCGTTTATGCGAGGTCGTACATTCCTTGATTCAGTAGTAATAGTGGATGAAGCCCAAAACGTAACTCACGAGCAAATGGAAATGATTGTAACCAGACTTGGTTTACGTAGTAAAATGATCATTTGTGGAGACGATAATCAAGTGGATTTAAAATCTAGACGCGATTCTGGTTTTAGATTTCTTTATACAGCTGCTAAAAAAATTAAGGATCTTTGCGCTATATCTCTTAAAACAAATCACCGTCATCCAATTGTAAAAGATTTAATTTCATATTACGAAGAAGCGACTGAACAAGGAATGTCATTAGGTACTTCAGGTTCAAGTGGAAGAAAGAGCTAGTCCTTTTTGTATATTTATAACGAAAAGGCATGGCAGACTTAACAGTAAATATCACTGAAACTATTACTTTAAACGGACAGACTCAAGCCGAAACTTATACTCAAAATATCTTGGGTATTAATTACATAGACACTAGAAATTTAAGCTGTCCTTCAGGTTCAACTACTGAACTTTTTAAACTTGGCAATAACCCAGGTGCTGGTCAATTTGTAACTAGCAGTTTTAAATATGGAAGAATAAGTAATCTTTCAGCAGTTCCTATTCAATTATATGTGTCTTCTTCTACTAGTGTTTCCTTTTTAATCTCTTCTGGAAGTTCATTTATATTATCAACTAACCAAACTACAGGTAGTCTTTCCACTTCGGATTTTACTTTAGATAATATATATTCTGTATCAGTAACCCCTTCTGGAGCTGCTGCTCAGGTTGAATACTATATAGCTACAACTTAATAAATTATGGCAAATATTCCTATATATGATGGTAATCCCGTATGGAGTCCTACCTATGTACCTTTTGGATTTTATAATAGTGATTTAGAATTTCAACAAGATGCAGTTAAAGTAGCTAAATTTTGTGCTCAACGTTTAGGATGGCCTATTGAAAACGTTGAATTACAAGACGCAAACTTTTTTACTGCGTTTGAAGAAGCTGTAACCGTTTATGGTAATGAATTATATGCTTATCAAGTTAGAGAAAACATGCTTAACTTGGAAGGACTCCCAACTTCTACCCCACCACTTAATAATACTCAAATTACCCCTAATATGGGTAATATTATTCGTATCTCAGAACAGTATGGTAGTGAAGCTGGAGTAGGGGGCAATGTAAATTGGTATTCAGGCTCAGTTATTTTAACTGCATCTGTTCAAGATTATGATTTAGATATTTGGGCTCAGGAAAACGGAATTACTGGAAGTGATTTAGAAATTCAAAGAGTATTTTACCAGGGTGTTCCTGCTTCTGCTACTTATTACTATGGTGGTGGTATAGGTTTAGGAGCTGGTTGGGGTGGATTTTTTGGTGCTTTAGGAGGTGTAGCGGGATATGGTGCTGCTAACAACTATTTAGTAACTCCTTTATCATATAACGTAGCTGCAATTCAAGAAGTAGAGTTAGGCAATGACATTCTATTTTCAGCTTATAGTTTTGAAATCATAAATAATAAATTAAGAATCTACCCAGTTCCTACAGATGGGGATACAGGTACACACTATTGGTTTCAATACTTACTTAAAAGTGAAAGATTAGAAGATTCATTAACTTCTGGAAGTGGTGAATTAGGAGCAGGAATTATTACTAATGTATCTAATGTTCCCTTTACTAATCCCGTTTATTCCCAAATTAATTCAATAGGTAGAAGTTGGATTTTTGAATATACTTTAGCACTTTGTAAGGAAATTTTAGGATATGTAAGAGGTAAATATTCTACTATTCCTATTCCGGGTGCCGAAGTAACTTTAAATCAAGGCGATTTAATATCTTCAGCAACCACTGATAAAGAAGCTTTAATTGTTAGATTAAGAGAATATTTTGATCAAACTTCACGTCAAGCTATGCTTGAAAGAAGATCATTAGAAGCAGATTTTTCTCAAAATGAGTTAAACAAAACACCAATGACAATTTTTATAGGATGATAAAATTTACAGACATATTAACTGAAATTTTAAATACCTATGAAGTAGAAGGTATAATTAAATCTAATACAGAACAAAATATTAGTGATATATTAGATCAGATTCGTGCTTTAAAAAAAATAACCACAGTAAAAAATATTACTCCTCCAGATTACCCACAAAAAGAAAATGTTGAATACACTAAAATAAACATTAAATTCTTAAGCAAAACAGGCAAACCTGAAGAAGATGTTGAAGAATTTAAACAAGAAATTTTAAAATCTGGTGAAGGAGGTGAGTTAAAAATACCTGGTGTTATTGCAGCAAATTTTAATTTAGATACTTTACGTAGAATATAATGGCACTATACGGTCAAGCTAGAGATATTTCAATGTTTAGATACGTCAATCGTGAGTTGATGGGTAACATTATTTCTCAACAGTGTGCTTTTTATAAACTTAGACTTAACCAAACTAATTTTAACATGTATGGTGAAGCTGCTGAACAAAAATATTACGACGGCCCTATTTTATTATATACTTTGATAGATCTTCCTGATCAAGAGTTTCCCACAGATGATATGGGTGTAAGCTTTAGTTGGAAACCTACTTTTAAATTTTTAAGAGATGACCTTTTAAATAAGTTAGAAGATTACAACGAAGATACTATTTATGGTGCTAACTTAGTGCCTCAAGTCGGTGATGTAATACTGTATGAAACAGCTTATTATGAAGTTATAAGCACTAATGCTGCTCAATATTTTGTTGGTAAAGACCCGGATTATCCCAACAGCCCGCAACCCCCTAACCCAGCAGGAGCTACTTATCCTTTACCTGTACCTTTATGGAATCCTGGTTTAGATGAATTTGGCTATAACGTTTCTATTATTTGTCAAACAGCATACATACCTGCTGATAAGGTAGGCATAACTTTTGAAAGAATGTAATGGCACAAACAAGAAAACCTATCCCAAAAACTCAACAAGAACTTAGCAACGAATATAACGGTGCTAATTCTTTATTAGGAGATCCTAATTTAGCTAATCCTAATTTTAACGGTCCTAATCGTTCTTTACAAAATAGCTTTGAAGGGGACACAGTAAAACCCTTTACAGTTTCTATTCAGGACATTGATGAAGCTATTATGTACTATTTTCAAAACGTAATTCGTCCTTTTGTAATACAAAATGGCAATAGAATTGAAGTCCCTGTAATATATGGTGCTCCTGAAAGATGGAAATCAGTTCAAAGAGATGGATATTATAAAGATAAGAATGGTGCTATTATGGCCCCACTTATTATGTTTAAAAGGGATACTATTGAAAAAAATAGAAGTCTAGGAAATAAATTAGATGCTAATTATCCTAATTTATATGGGGTGATGAAAAAAAAGTATGATACTAAAAATTTTTATTCTAATTTTAATGTATTAAATAATAGAATCCCTGAACAACAATTTTATGCTGTAACTATTCCTGACTATGTAACTTTAACATATTCATGTGTTGTTTATACTTACTATGTAGAACAACTAAATAAAATTGTAGAAGCAATCGAATACGCCTCAGATTCGTATTGGGGTAACCCTCAACGTTACCAATTTAAAGCAGCTATTGATTCATTTACTACTGTAACAGAATTACCAGCGGACTCAATAAGAATAGTAAAAAGTACATTTAATATAAAAATTTATGGATATATTATTCCTAATACATTACAAAATAATGTTTCTTCTCTTAAGAAGTTTAGAAATAAATCCAAAATTATATTTTCTATAGAGACTGTAGATAATCCTGCTTTATTATTACCTAATGTTCCTATTAATGATTTAGGAACTAATAATAATGTATTCCCTGAAACCTATGATAATGTAAAAGATCCTAGAATAAAACAAGTTGCTGACAGTCTTTTAAATAAAGATCCTTCGGATAATTTACTTTAAAAATAGGTAACATAAATTTTAATGAATAATTTTTTTAAAATATTTATAATATATACCTTTATTATAGATGGCAAGCAACGTTAGATTTTTAGACCAAGTATCAGTAGGAAGTTTCCAAAGTTCAACTGGAGCTTCGGGATCTGCCGGTACTTCTGGTACCTCCGGAACCTCAGGTGTAGGTGGGGCAATTGATGTTTATTACACAGGTTCTTTAACAGTATCTAACGTTGACTCTTTTAATTTTACAGGAAGTGGTGTTACAGTAGAACCTTCAGGTTCTGCTGGTGTTTTAGTCACTATCACAGGTGGTGGTGGAAGCGGTGGTACTGATGGTACAAGCGGTACTTCAGGTACAAACGGCACCTCGGGTACAAACGGCACTTCAGGTTCATCAGGAACATCTGGAACTTCAGGCGCTACTGGAACTTCAGGCACAAGCGGTATAGATGGTACAAGTGGTACAAACGGTACCTCCGGCACAGATGGTACATCTGGTACAGACGGCACAAGTGGTACAAACGGAACTTCAGGCACAAATGGCACCTCAGGCACAAATGGCACCTCAGGCACAAACGGTACAGACGGTACCTCAGGCACAAGCGGTATAGATGGTACAAGTGGTACAAACGGTACCTCCGGCACAGATGGCACCTCAGGCACAAATGGTACCTCAGGCACAAACGGTACAGACGGCACCTCAGGTACTAGTGGTACAGACGGTACTTCAGGTACCGACGGTACTTCAGGCACAAACGGTACAGACGGTACCTCAGGCACAAATGGCACCTCAGGCACAAACGGTACAGACGGTACCTCAGGCACAAATGGCACCTCAGGCACAAATGGCACCTCAGGCACAAATGG